TCAACAATTCCAGAAGTTATGCGTATTACTAATACTGGTAATGTTGGAATTGGAACGGATACTCCTAGTGCTACAGATTGGGGCAGTGCTTCCAAAGTACTGCAAATTTCAGGCACACAACCATTACTTTCTCTTAAAGATACAACAGGCGAGTTTCAAATAGCAAATTCAAATCAAAATTTATATATTTATGACACAGCAGGTTCAGGAGAGAAAACTAGAATATTTATTAAAGCAGATGGAAACGTAGGCATAGGAACTACGAGCCCTTTTGGAATAACAACAAACAGAACCTGTTTATCTGTAAATGGAACTAGCTCGGTTTCATTAAATATTGGTGTTGGAAATGCTCAAAAGGGTTATTTGTACACTGATGGTAGTGCAACACAACTTGGAAGTGTTGGATCAATACCTTTAAAATTTGCACCAAATGATTCACCTAAGATGGAATTAGCGCCAAGTGGTGAGCTAAGTCTGTATGGTAATAAGATGGTCATCGATTCTGACTATGGCCATTGGTCAGGAAAATATCAACATCTTACTTGTCATAACACAATCACATCAAGCAATACTTGGACAGATGTTGCATATGTATCTTATTCCCCTTCGTTGACTATCCAAGGAATAGCTCAACGAGACAATAACGGCGGTTTGGGTACGTCGTGTTTCTTAGGGACAATATTTGGCGGATATGGATCCACCTCTGTTGTAGCAGAAAGGTCTACTAATGATGATATGAACGGCGGCGCCTTTGGCCCACTAGAGTACCGATACCTAAATGGTGGCGCATCAAGCGGAAACTATAGACTACAAGTTAGGATATCAATAGGATCGGGCACAATGTATGTAACAACAACACTTACTGGCCATGCTTGGCAAGAGATTTACGAGGATTAATATAATGCAAAAAATATACTTAAAATTTAAAGATGAATCTGAGTGCGAAACTATAATTGGTACAACTGACTATATAGCCGATGACCGTAAAACTTTTAAACATTGGTCAGATATGGCTAAAGAAACGGGAGAGACGGCTACAGATAGTAACGACAACGAATATCCTGTTATGGTTCCTGTTCCTGGACATCACGTCGATATGTACATAGAGGATGGATTAGATGTTCCTAGTGAATTAACACCATATGTAATTCCTACTCCAGATAATCCAATTAATAAACTTCGATAGGTTTTAAAAGAGTATAAATAGTAATATGGCAAAACCAAATAGCAGATCAACATTAATTTCATATTGCAAAAGAGCTTTAGGGCATCCTGTAATCGAAATAAATGTGGACGACGACCAGGTCAGTGATAGGGTTGACGAGGCTTTACAATTTTATCAAGAATATCATTCAGATGCTTTAGAAAAAGTATATTTAAAGCACTTAGTTACTAATGCAGATAGAAATAATGGGTATATAACTGTACCTGATTTAGTTACAAATGTAGTTAGATTGATGCCTTTAACGGAATCTAGTATGTCTGTAGGTATGTTTGATGTTAAATATCAAGTCATGTTAAATGACGTTCACTCTATGGGTGGAATGGGGCAAGTTCACGATTTCAGTATGAAAATGCAGCATTTAGCTTTACTAGATATGATATTAGATAGTGATGAAAAACACGTAGATTTTAATAGACACAAAAATCAACTACGTGTTAATATGGATTGGAAAAGAGAAACTCAAATACCAGATGATGTTACTATTGCTGTCACTGTTGCTAATCCAGGAAGTGGAAATAGATATTACTTTGATGGAGAAATAACACCAAATAAAACTTTATCAATTGGAGCTACGGTTACTTTTGATCAATCACATGCTTCAAATAATGGTCACCCTTTAAGATTTAGTACAACAGCAAATGGAGCACATGCAAGTGGCAGTGAATACACTACAGGCGTTACAACTGCTGGTAGTCCTGGTTCTGCAGGAGCTAGTACAAAATTAGTAGTAACAGATACAACTCCTTCACTATATTACTATTGTGTAAATCATAGTGGAATGGGTAGTACTGGTTTACTTACAACAGAATTAACTCCTGGCAAATTTACTTATTTGGTTTTAGAGTGCTATAGGATCGTAGATCCAGATACACATACTGACGTGTACAATGATTATTATCTAAAAAAATATACTACTGCTTTAATTAAAAACCAATGGGGTTTAAATTTATTAAAGTTTGAAGGTATGCAAATGCCTGGTGGAGTAACATTTAATGGTCGACAAATATTTGATGACTCAAGAGAAGAGATCGAAAAGCTTACTGAAGAAGCTAGGCTTAATTGGGAAGAACCTATCGATTTTTACACAGGATAAATTATGGCTAGAAACGTTTATTTCTCACAGGCTGTAAGATCCGAACAGAATCTTTACGAAGATTTAATTATTGAATCATTAAAAATATATGGTCAAGATATATTCTATCTTCCTAGAGATTTAGTAAATAGAGATTCTATATTAGATGAAGATCAATCATCTAAATTTGATGATGCCTATATGATTGAAGGTTATATAGAAGGCACTGATGGATTTGAAGGACAAGGAGATTTATATTCTAAATTTGGTTTAGAAATAAGAGATGAAGTTAACTTTGTTATTTCTCGTAAAATTTGGGATAGATATGTAGGTCTTCAAGATGAAGTAAGTAATGTACCAAGACCTAGAGAAGGAGATTTAATCTTCTTACCTTTAACTAATAAATTCTTTGAAGTCATGTTTGTAGAGCATGAACAACCGTTTTATCAATTATCTAATCTTCCCGTTTATAGATTACAATGTGCGTTATATGAATACGCAGACGAAGACTTTGATACTGGAATTGCTGGTATAGATTCTATAGAAGAAACAGACACTTATCAGGTTACGATCGATTATTCAACTACTAATAGTAATCATTTACAAGTAGGCGAAAAAGTTACACAAGGTCTTACATTTAACAATGAAGATCCACCTGTAGCTTTAACTAGTGTGTTTGGTGAAGTACAGACAATTAATAAAATATCTACTGTAGCTGGAAGAATTCAGGTATCACAAATAGGAGTAAGTGGAGTAGAAGAAGCAAGGGACTTTATACCATCTTCAACGCTTACTTTAACTGGAGCAGAATCGCTTAAGACAGTTACAATTACAAAGGTATATGATATTGGAGATAACAGTGCTTTCGTTGATCCTACAGATTCACAAGCTCAAAATGTTGATTTTGAAGTAAGTGCAGATGGAATATTAGATTTTACTGAAAGCAACCCATTTGGAGATCCATCGGATAATTACTAATGTTTCGAAGTCATTTTTATCACGCAACAATTAGAAAATCAGTAGCCGTATTTGGTACTCTTTTTAATAATATATCTGTCATAAGAAAAGATGGTAGTGGTGGTATATTAAATCAAGTTAAAGTACCATTAGCATATGGTCCTAAACAAAAATTCTTAGCTCGTATGAATGAAAATTTAAGTGATTCATCAATGGCTCTTAAATTACCAAGGATGGCTTTTGAGATTACAAGTATTGATGTTGATTTAAATCAAAAGCAAAACAAAAGAAATAAAATTACTAATCCGGGCACTACTAGTTTAACAAGAGATAAAATTGATTTTCAAGTTCCATATAATATTGGTATGGAATTAACTGTAATGGCTAATAGCCAAGATGATGGATTACAAGTAATAGAACAAATATTACCATATTTTCAACCAGATTATACTGTATCAATTAAACCTATTGATGGATGGACATCATTTAAACAGGATGTTCCTATTGTACTAAACTCAGTAGCAATTAATGATGACTATGAAGCAGACTTTGTAACTAGAAGAGTACTTACATATACTCTTGGGTTTACAATGAAAATGACTTTTTATAGTTCAAAGGGATCTCAAAATGTTATTAAAGAAATTGATATTGACTACACTGATCTAGATAATAGAACTGTTATTTTGGCTGACCAAAATATAAAAGTAGATCCATTAACTGCAATTGAATCTGATACTTTAGTGACAGGTACACCTGGAGCAAACCAATATAGAATTGTAACAACTATTGACTTTATTAACCAACCACAAACTTTAACCCTTCAGTTAAATACTAGTGCTGGAACATTTAGTGTTGGAGAAATTGTAACAGGTACTACTTCTGGATCCACAGCTAAAGTTGGTGCGTTTAGTCCTATTGTAGTAGATGGTGCTTTAATAAGAAAAGATTTAGGTGTAGTTGATGCTGATGGTTATTTCCAACCCGGAGAAACTGTAACTGGTGGTACATCAAATGTAACTGGTACTATTACAACATGGGTAATATAATATGGATAAGAAAGAAAAGATTTCAGAAAGATTAGCAAAGAATTTACCATCTAAAAATAAAACAGATATATCAAAAATTCCAATTGAGAAAAAAGATATAAAAGACGATTATGAGTTTTCAAGAGAAACTTATAAAGATCTTATAAGAACTGGTACATTATCTATGGATGCTATGGCCGAATTGGCTAGAGAATCTGAGCACCCAAGAGCGTTTGAAGTATTATCTAATCATATTAGAAACATGGGTGAAGTAACAGATAAGCTAATGAAGCTTCAAAAGGCTAAGAAAGATTTAACAGCTGAAGATCGCAAACAAGTGACAAATAATAATGTGTTTGTTGGTAGTACTACTGACTTACAAAGAATGTTATTAAATAAAGTTATTGATGATAATATTATAGATGTCGAACCAGATAAAGAATAACGAACTTGGTTATTTAGGGAATCCTTCAGTTAAACGAGATGGGATTGAGTCTGAATTTACTAAGAAAGAAATCCTAGAATATAAAAAATGCATGGAAAGTCCTGTGTATTTTGCTCGTACTTATGTAAAAGTTATATCTCTTGATGATGGTTTAGTTCCATTTGATTTATACCCATATCAAGAAAAAATGTTTAATCACTTTACTAATAATAGATTTAGTATTGTTTTAGCATGTAGACAAAGTGGTAAATCAATTTCCTCTGTAGTATATCTATTATGGTATGCTTTATTTCATCCAGAAAAAACAATTGCTATATTAGCTAATAAGGGAGCTGTTGCAAGAGAAATGCTAGCTCGTATAACATTAGCTTTAGAAAATCTTCCATTCTTTTTACAACCGGAA